CAACAGCAGACTATTTAGACTTTAATGATTTAGACGTAGATTTTTTAGCAGAGGATTTTTTAGACAATGAAGCTGATTTAGAGTTTACAGAACTAGACATCAACTATTTAGATGTAAACTTTTTAGAAGACTTACTTAACATTATAGATGCTTTAGCTGTAGGTGAGGAAGAAGATCAATTAAATCAAATCGCTACAGGAATAAAAATAACAGGAACACAAATAGGACAAGATAAAGTAAGTCAAATTACAACGATTATTACAGGACAACTTATTAGTCTTAGAAGAAGCGTAGGCGATACATTTAGAATAGATCTAGACGGTTCAAGTTCGTATACTTTATTATTAACACAAGACGGTGTAGAAAACATAATTAAAGTTAATGGTGGTTCTTCTAATACGATAACTATAAATCAAGGTAATTAATGAAACGTTTACTACTCCCAGCTATATTAATTTTATTGAGTGTCCCTTTAGTTTTACAATTCACACCATTAGAAATATTAAAGTTAAAAACTTTTGATGCATTAGTTATTGATCAAAAACCATCAGGTTATTTTACAATTTTAAATATTACAGAAGAAGATATAACTAATGAAGGCGGTTATCCGTTATCTAGACAAACTCTAGCTCAGATACAGATTAACCTACTAAGAAAAGGTGCGATAGGAGTAGGATGGGTTGTTGCTTTTCCTCAACCAGATAGATTTGGTGGTGATTTTGAATTTACAGAAGCACTAAAGTTTGCTCCCAGTGTTTTAGCTATGTATGAAAATAATACTGACTCATATCCGCCAACAACAGGGACTGTTATTTTAGGGGAAGATATAGGTGGTATATATTCTCAAGGTGTTGTAGAAAATATAGATGTATTAAAACATAATGCAAGTCAAGGACTAGCTGTAGCTAGAACAGATATAGATAATTTAGTTCGTAGACTACCTTTATTAATGCGTACACCAGAAGGTTGGGTGCCATCTTATGGCACAGAGGTGTTAAAAATATTAGCTGGCGCAGACACATACGTTATAAAAACAAATCAAAACGGAATAGAGGAAATACGTGTAAAAGGCATACCTTCTGTTCCTGTAGATTCTTATGGTAGAAAATGGGTTAGTTGGGTAGACACACCTCAAACAAATTTAGCTGAAATGAATGTTGAAAATAAATTTGTTTTTGTAGGGTTTACAGCTAAAGGGATTATGCCTCAACTTGCAACTCCAGTTGGTTTGTTAGAGCCACACAAAATACAAGCAGCCCTTGCTGAGTCTATATTGATAGAAAACAGTCCACGTATACCAGATTATTCTTTAGCTGTAGAGCTGATTACATTACTGTTAACTGTGTCTCTAATATGGTTTATAGTCCTTAATATGGGTATAACCTCAGGTATTTTACTAAGTAGCTTTATATCGCTTTTAACAGTCCTTTCTGGGCTTTATATGATACGTAAAGGTATCCTTATTGACGTAACTTGGACTTTAATATCACAAATACTAACAGCAAGCGTGGGTTTTTATATAAACTTTCGTACTCAATTTAAACTTCGGCAAGAAATTAAAAAACAATTTGAACACTATCTTGATCCAGCACAAGTTAAAAGATTGCAAGATAACCCTGAACTATTAAAACTGGGTGGAGAAAAAAGATACTGTACTTTTTTATTCACAGATGTACGAGGTTTTACTGCTTTGTCAGAAACACTAGAACCAGAAGAAGTAACTAAAATTATGAATCAAGCTCTCACTATACAACAACAAGCAGTACAGAAACATGGAGGCATGGTTGATAAATACATTGGTGATGCAATGATGGCTATATTTAATGCTCCTCTTGATTTAGAAAACCATGAAAACAAAGCTGTAGTTGCAGCAATAGAAATACAAAAAAATATAAAGGAAGCGGATATAGATGTAGCTATAGGTGTTGGTGTCAATACTGGCTATGCTGTTATAGGTAATATGGGCAGTGAATCACGGTTTGATTACACAGCTATAGGAGACGCAGTAAACACTGCAGCAAGGCTAGAAAGTGCAACTAAAGAAGTTGGGGAAGATATATTAATAGGCGAGAATACTAAAAAAAGTTGTGGAATTAAGTTAAACTTACTAGAACCTATAAAAGTGAAAGGCAAAAAAGATGCCTTAAACATATACACAATACGAGGATAATATGAAAGCATTACTTAAAAACTTAGTTGGCACAGTAGCTCCAACACTCGGTCAAGCATTAGGTGGACCAATGGGCGGTATGGCTGCAAACATGATTGCAGATGTATTAGGTTGTAAAAATGAACCTAAAGAAATACAGAAAGCAATAGATAACGCTACACCTGAACAAATGCTTGAGCTAAAAAAAGCTGAAGCAGAGTTTGAAATTAAAATGAAAGAATTAGAAGTAGACGTGTTTAAATTAGAAACAGCAGATATTCAAGACGCAAGAGGAAAATTTGGTAAAGACTGGACAGCTCGTATTATAGGTATTGCTGTAGTAGGTGGGTTTATGGGCTACATATTCTTAGTAACTATCCAACCTCCAGAGCAAAACAGCGAAGCTTTAATTAATCTTGTTCTTGGTTATCTGGGCGGACTAGCCTCAGCTATTATTAGTTTTTATTTTGGTGCATCTAACACACCAAATAAAGATGACTAACAAAAACGGTAGGTGGAATTGGTATGGAGAAGGTGAAGAAATAATGAATATATCTGAAGAAGGTTTAGCTCTTTTAAAAAAATTTGAGGGATGTGAGTTAAAAGCTTATCAAGATTCTGTGGGAGTGTGGACGATAGGATATGGACACACTAAAGACGTTAAAAAAGGTGATCAGATAAATAAAGACGAAGCAGAACATTTATTAGCAGAAGAAATGCCAGAGTACGAAGGCTACATCAACGACTATGTAAAAGCACCTTTAAAACAAAATCAGTTTGATGCTTTAGTTTGTTGGGTGTATAACCTTGGACCAACAAATCTTAGAAACTCTACACTCTTAACAGTTTTAAACCAAGAAAGATACAACGATGTTCCTAAAGAAATTAAAAGATGGAACAAAGCTGGTGGTGAAGTTTTACAAGGTTTAGTGAGAAGAAGAGAAGCAGAAGCTCTTTTGTTTGAAGGGAAAGATTGGTATGAGGTATAGTCATGGCATTAAGCAAATTTATATTTAGACCTGGAATTAATAGAGAAGGAACTGATTATGATAACGAAGGTGGCTGGTTTGACGCAAACTTAATACGGTTTAAAAACGGTAGAGTACAGAAAATTGGAGGCTGGGCAAAAGATACACTTGAAACATATTTAGGAAAAGCAAGAGCACTTCATGCATGGGTTTCTTTAGAAGGTAGTAAATATTTAGGTCTAGGCACAACCTGGAAATATTATATTAAAGAAGGAACTAATTTTGATGACGTTACTCCTATTAGATCTACAACTTCAGCAGGTGACGTAACGTTTGCTGCAACTAACGGTAGTTCAACTATCACAGTCACAGATACCAACCACGGAGCAGTTACAAACGATTTTGTAACGTTTAGCGGAGCAGTTAGTTTAGGTGGTTTAATTACTGCTACTGTATTAAATCAAGAATACCAAGTCTTATTAGTTACAGGAACTAACACATACACAATCACAGCTAAAGATACATCAGGAACTACAGTCACAGCAAACGCTAGTGATAGTGGTAATGGAGGTGGCTCGGTAGTAGGAACTTATCAAATTAATGTAGGTTTAGATGTTTATGTTTCTTCTACAGGGTGGGGCACAGGAACATGGGGAGCTAGTACATGGGGTTCTGCTAGTGCTATATCTGCTAGTAATCAATTAAGACTTTGGACACATGATCATTTTGGTGAAAATTTGATAATGAATGTGAGGGGTGGCGGTGTATATAGATGGTTAGAAAATAGCGGTACAAGTACAAGAGCACTCGCTTTATCTGGAATTACGGGAGCTAACCAAGTTCCTACAGTTGGACTACAGGCAATCACTTCAGAAAAAGATAGACATTTAATAGTCTTAGGGGCAGATCCTATAGTGGATTCTGCACGTACAGGAAGTGTAGACCCAATGTTAGTAGCTTTTAGTGATCAAGAAAACGAGTTAGATTTTGAACCAAGAAGCACGAACACTGCAGGATCTCTTAGGTTATCTTCTGGTAGTGCTATAATTGGTGCTGTAAAATCTAGGCAAGAAATATTAATATGGACGGATACTGCTTTATACAGTATGCAATTTATTGGACCACCTTTTACTTTCGGTATAAATTTAATTAATGAAAACTCAGGTTTAATTGCACCCAAGGCAGCAGTGACTGCACCTAGTGGTGTTTTTTGGATGGGCTATGATAATTTTTATGTGTATACAGGCTCGGTAAAAAAAGTACCTTGTAGTGTGTTAAGTTATGTTTTTGATGATTACAACTCGAGTCAAACGTTTAAAACCCATGCTTTTACTAATACTCAATATGATGAAGTCGGTTGGTATTATTGTTCAGGAAGCTCTGATGAAATAGACAGATATGTTGTTTATAACTACGCTGAAAACGTTTGGTCGTATGGGCAACTTAGAAGATATGCTTGGTTAGATGCTGGTGTTGAACCATACCCTAGAGCAACAGAAAATTCTTATCTGTATGAACACGAAACAGGGTATGATGCAGACGGTAGCCCTATGACGAATGTGTTTGTTGAATCAAGTGATTTTGATATAGGCGACGGAGAACAGTTTGCTTTTATAAACAGAATGATTCCTGATATTAGATTTTTAAGTAATAGTGATAGCGGTCAAGTAAATTTAGTTTTAAAAACACGTAATTTCCCTGGAGACACACTGACAACAAACAGTACTTCTGCGATTACCAGTTCTACTCAGCAGTCTCACGTAAGAGCAAGAGCAAGACAAGCAGTGGTGAGGGTAGAGTCAGACGATGATAATACTCCAGCAAACACAGCAACAGGTTGGAGATTGGGGGCTACAAGACTAGACGTAAGAGCTGACGGAAGAAGATGAGCAGACTACTATCAACAAGGCTTCCTATAGAAATGGAGGAGGTGGTTAACGCAGAAACATATAATCGTTTAGTCAGAGTATTAGAGATTAATTTAGGTGAGTTTGACCCAGACAATATTCGTCAAATAGATGACACAACTAAAAACACAGCTAACTTTAATCCAGGAAGTTTAGTTTGGAACACGAATAATGAATCATTAGAAGTTTATAGCGGTAATGAGTGGATAACCATCACTACACCTAAAATAAATAAAGGGCTATCCGCCACTGGTTCTGTAGGTGAAGTAACATTAAAACTAGCAGGAGCAACGAGCATTTCATTATGATATATACAACGTTGTTCAAATTAGTTATTATTAACTAAATCAGGAGTTAAATAGAAGGCTATGCAGACCACAGGGTTAGAAAGTTTAGAAAATTTAGCAGATGCTCGTTATGAATTAGCGATGCATGGTCGCTACGGAGATACTACAATAGGTCACCTGACTCCTGGAGAAATGGTCTTACCTAGACCTATAGCTGATGACCCTGTATTAAAAAGACAACTGTTTGACGCTTTTGAGCGTCATGAAATCAACCCTTATCAATACCAAGTAGGACATTTTGAAAACTCAATCAATCCACTTACAGGCGCACCTGAGTTTGGTTTCTTTAAAAAGTTAGGTAAATCACTTAAAAAAGCAGCACCAACTATCGGTAAAATTGTTGGTTTTGCTATTGGTGGACCAGCAGGTGCAGCAATAGGTGGTGGTATAGGCGGTGGTATAAAAGAAGGTAATTTAAAAGGTGCAGTAAAACACGCTGCACAAGGATATGTTTTAGGAAGTGCTGCAGCTGGTTTCGGTGTTAAAGGTGGTGGCGGATTAAGTTCACTTAATCCATTCAAAGCAGACAGTATGTTTAGAAGTCTCGGAGAAGCTACTCCTGGATCTGGGGGCATAGGTGGATTTTTCCAAGACATAGGTGCCTCTGGTAGAGGAATGTTGGGCGGTACTT